TACAATCTGTCCTTTATCTTTATAAAATCTAATATAAGTATTTCCAAATTCTAAAACATAAGTTTGAGTAGTTGAAAATTCAAATGGTATTAATCTTGTTTTAGCAGAAGAAGTTTTAACTTCAGAAATAAATTGAGTTCCAATTCTTCTAGTAGCAGCTCCTTGAGGATGCACTAAAAAGTTTTCCATAGTTTTAACTCCAGAACTATATTTTTCAAAATCAGTTCTGCCATCCATTTTTGCAGAAAATTCTCCTGATACAAATGAAGTTAAAGCTAGTGTTGTTCTTGGCATATCTTTTTAAAAATTTCTTGTTGCGTTAAACCTTGTTCTTCTTTTTTACATTTAGTCGTTGGATCAATATCTTTTTCGTCTATGATTTCTACTAAGCAATATCTATAAACTTTTGTGTCATCTCCCCATTGAAAATGAAGTAGCGATTTTGGTTTAGAATATTTTTCTATTAATCTTGGATCAAATGCTGAAGTTGTCATTATAATCTTGCATCAGTGAACTCTGAACTTTCAATTGTTCCTAAAGAATTTTCTGTTGCGTCTATAAATCTTGCCTCTCTTAATCTTTCGTCAGCTCTAGTCATATAATTATTTGCTAGAGTTGCGTTATTAGTTACAGCATAAGCAATATCTGCTGCCAACTGATGTGAAATACTTTCCTGAAGATAACTATCGTATTCGTTAGGATCTGTAATTAAAGCGATATAAATTAAATAAACAGTTCCTTCATCTGTTACAATATTTCTTCCTTCTAATTTGTAATCTATTGATGATGCAATACTATCTGTCGTTCCATTATGGACCTTTAAAACTCTTAAACAATCTGAAGGTAAAGAATAAGCATAAGTATATTCTACTACTGGAGCTGTACTGTTTTGAGCTAATTGAACTCTTTTGTGTAAGCAATTCCAGGCATGAGATCTAAATACTCTATTTCTTACTGGCTCATATCTTTGATTGCATAATCTCGCATTTTTACTGTCGTCAGTTAATGCTGAGATTGTTGATGCTCCTAAAAGATTTAGAGCTGAATTACAGATGTCCACTGTTGATGCCATTATGTTTGTTCTCCTAATTTTCTACATTCAAATTTTATAACTATTTTATTTTTATTTATATGATCTTGATCCCAATCTTCTATTTCTAATAAATTTCTAAATGTTGTTTGAGCAACAGCATAACCAGAATTAACACAATCATAATGTGTATTAAATTGATAACCAGCAATTGAATTACTTGGACATTTACCAGTTGCCATGCTGCACATATATAAAACCAAAATATATTTCATTAAATTTTTTTAAATGCGATGGCGAATATTTCATCGCCACCACAATTTTATTTATTGATTACTCAACTGTGTAATACACCCAGCAGTAAATCGTACCAGAGATTGTTGCACCCCCAGTTGTGATCACTATGTCTGTACTAGCAGTTGTTCTGTAACCTAGACCAGCAACAGCTGTATTTGCAGCAGTAGATCCAGCCAACATTGATTGACATTGACCAGCAGCATTCCAAGTTCCGACAGCAGCTAAATATCTGTCATCGTCTCCTGAATCGCCAACTTTCAATGTAGAAGATCCACCTAACGCATCAGCTTTCACAATAACATCGTGAATAGTTGCATTAACTGGTATTCTTGCAATCGTAATGTCAGAGCCAGATGCTAATGATGCAGCCTCATAAGTGTCATGAAACACTCTAAGTTTGCCACCAGCATTCTCGCTATCTACATTTACAACAGGAGTTGCGTCTATGTTTGTTATATTTACACCTTTAACACTTGCCATAATATTTCTATTATCCTCCTATTGGTTATGCCTCATGTGCCTGGATCGTTACAATTTTCTCTTCTTCGAGACGAGTTGCACCGATTGACTGACACACATAGACTTGTGTTGCATAGCCTTTGTCAGATCTTTCATCGATCTTAGTCATGATGTCTTGTCCAAGTGCCATTTTCATACCATCTTGAGCCCAAGCCAAACATAATCTTTTAGAAGATGCGATTGTTAATCTGTTTGAGACTATAAAGTTAAATCCTAAGAATGAATTTACTTCGCCATTCGCTAGTGCTTTAACACTATTGAAATCGCTAGAAGTAACCTCAGTAGTTCCTAACAAATTTGTAATTTGTTTTGGTCCTACAACTATCCATCTAGGAATTGAAGGATCAACATTACCACTATCCATGATCTCTTTTGCAGATCTAAGTTTAGCGATAGTTAATCCATCTGAGCCACTTTCTGTTATCTTTTGTCCTACTGGAAGAGCAACTGAAGTAGATCCAGTTTCTCCTGAGTAAGCTGTTCCAGAAACAGCAGTGATTATTTCATCATCTTGAGCTCTACCTAAAGCATAAGCAGCAGCTAGTGCGTATGATGATGTTGGATCGATAAGAGTTCTGATTTTATCTTGATTGTCGATTAAATCAGCATACTCGTAATCTACCAATGATACTCTTCTTCTTGAATGAGGTGTATCCATTTGAGGTGTATCAGAATGTCTTGAAGTTCTCTTTTGAGCAGTTGCACTTCCAACTTGGTCAAAGAAACTATTTTTTCCGACTACACTTTCAACTTCAACAGCCTTTCTAAGAAGAGAGCCTTTTTGTTGCGACAACATCGATACATTAGAACTATACTGCTGTACGAATGCTGTTGTTATTTGTGATGACATATTATCATCCTCCTCTTACTTATTGGTTGATTGTGAATTATCGAATTGATTTTCCGATTTCTCGGATCTTTTCTTTACCTTTATAGTCGGCAATTAGACTTTACTCTTAGCGATCCTTTTGGATTGTCGCTGAGAATTTCTATTTAAACACCAATCATAATATTTTTCTGCAATTGGTATTGGATCTCTTCGATCATTTTCTGGTCCAAATTCAGTTGCTAATCTCAAACATTCTAATCTTATTTGAATATCTGGATGCACATCTTCATTTGGCTCAAATTTACCATCTAACATTATTTAGTTAGCATCTCTCTTAGTTTAAGAACTTCATCAATATTCTTTTGATGATTTGGATGTGTCTTATTCCAATATGGAGATCCTTCTTGAGTTAGATCGTCAATTTCTTTTTCGATCTCTTTAGCAGTCATATAAGAAGATCCATCGCCTTTAATGATTTCATCTTCTGATAATTTATCTGCAAGAGAAGAGAAGGCTTTGATAACACTTAAATTGTCGCCTAATCTTGATCCATCTTTTAAATATGTATTTTCTAAAAAATCTTGACCTAAAGTACCTATTGCCAATTTCTTAGCCTGGTCAAGTCTTTTAGAAAACTGAGGTCCATATTCTTTTTTAAGTTCTGTCTCAGTAGTCAGTTGAGCTTGAGCTGCTTTATCTTCTTGAGTAGCAGCCAAGTTACCATTCATCTCATTATAAAATTTAATAAGACCTTCAGCTTGTTTAGGAAGTAATCCTAATTGATGTGCCTTTTTATTAAATTCTGATACTTGTTGACTATCCACTTCTTGATCTTTGAAATTATATTGATAGCCTTCTGGTGTATCTGGAGCACCCAATTTTTTAAATACTTCATTCCAATCCTCATCTGTTGAATGTTTGTTAGGTATAGGAATTTTATTACTCCCAACTAACTTTTGTGCATGAACATATCCTTTTAAAAGATCATCCATACTATTAATATTTTCTAAAGATTTTTCTTCTCTGAATTGTTCAGGAATAGTATCTTTAAAATTTGTTTGAGGCTGATCTTCTGTAAGAACAGTCTCTTTAACCTCAGCTGTTGCCTCAGTATTCTGAACAACATCTGTTGGCTGTTCAGATTGAGCAGTTTGCTCAGTTGTCTGATTTTCCATTATTTTACCTATTGGTTATTTTATTTTTAAAATACTTTTTATGAAAACCATGATTGATCTTTGTCCTTCAAAGAATGCAGATTCATGACTATCGCCTTTAACATGAGTAGTATTAAACTCATGACATCTTTTAGAGATGTCGTCTAAAACTCTTTTTCCTTCATCAGTTCCAAAAACTATTTTGTAATCTGATTGTAGTTGCTTTAATTTCTTTTCAACTTCTTTATTGTGATCCATCTTGTATTACTTTTGCCATTGGAGCTGCGTCTTTTGCCATTTGAGCTTGAGCCATTTCTTGCTGTTGCTGCATAGCAGCTTGTTCAGCCTGAGCTCTTTCTGCTCTTAACTG